CGTTTTGGAGAACGGGGTTGTGGCTATAACTATACAGAAATATTAACGCGCGCGCGAAAAGGGGTGCGCGAAAGGGGGTAGTAGTATGATAAGTCAAAAAGAAATTAGAGAAGATTTAACGCAACAACTCATTGCGCAAGGCAAGCACCAATCGTACTACATCGATATGATAGATCAGTACGTTAATTATTTTGCGATAAAGAATAAGCTGCTGAGAGATATCAAAAAAGAAGGAATCAGAATTGAGACAACAAACGGAAATGGTTTTAAAACATCGAAAGTAAACGAAAGTATAGATAAGGCGCAACGTGTCACGCAGTTAATGTTGAAAATACTGAGTGACTTAGAGCTAGAAAAACCTATTGCTGAGGATTCAGCAGATGAAGATTATTTGTAAAGAGATAAATGATTACTTAGATTATGTTAAATCGAATCCGGAAAAAATAAACAAGTATAGAAAACAATTGATAAAAAACATTGTTGAACCAACCTTGAATAGAGAAGATATTTTCTTTGATAAAGAGACATTTGAAAAATGTATAAAGTATTGTGAAAAAAATTTTTATACATTGTTTCCGTATCAAAAATTCATTTATGCTTTTGTATTTATGTATAAAGATAAAGAGCCGCTTTTTGGAACGATTATCGTGCTTATGGGTAGAGGAAATGGAAAAGACGGTTTCATGATGCCACTAATGAATTTTCTACAAACGCCTCTATACGGAGTCAAAAACTATCACATTGATATCATTGCAAATAATGAAGATCAAGCCAAAGATAGCTTTGATGTTGTTTATGAAATGCTAGAATCAAACAAACGAAAATTTAAAAAATTGTTCTACTGGTCAAAAGAATCAATAATCAATTTAAAGACGCGTTCAAAGCTGAGATATAACACATCGAATGCAAAAACAAAAGACGGTAAAAAAGCAGGAGCGTTATTGTACAACGAATATCATGCATACGAGAGCTATGATCAAATAAATGTTTTTTCGTCAGAGCTTGGGAAAATACCACATCCTAGAAAGTTCATTATAACAACACAAGGATATGTAAGAGATGGGCCACTAGATGATTTATTAACATTATGCAAACAAATATTAATGACAGGAGAAAATGATTTAGGTTATTTTCCTTTTTTATGTGTATTAGATGATATAGCTGAGGTTGACAATGAAGAAAAATGGGTACTACCGAATCCATCAATGGAATATATGCCGGTACTAGCTTCAACAATCAAAAAAGACTATGCAGAGATGAAAAGGCTACCTTCAAAAAGAGCAGAGTTTATCACAAAAAGAATGAACCTGCCTGAAAGAGACAACGAAATACAGGTAGCAAGCTGGAAGGATATACTGTATACAACTTATTCAGATATTGAACTCAAAACACCTATTAAAGAGTATGATCTAAAAGGTAGAAACTGTGTCATTGGAATAGATTATGCAGACATTCGCGACTTTGCAAGTGCTGGACTACTTTTTAAAATTGACGGCGTTTATGTTTGGAGACAAAAAACATGGATTTGTAGAAATTCACCATTTTTTGAAAGTATAAAATTTCCTTTCCAAAATAAAGGACAAGAATTTTATCAAGATTTTGAAATCGTTGATTCAACAAGCCTTTCTGTTCCTAATATTGTAAATTGGTGTATCGATATGATGCAGGCTTACAACGTTCAAAAAATTGTAATGGATACTTACAGATTCAGTTTGTTTAGAGAATGTTTTGAACAAATAGGATTACAGCAAGAAACAAAAAAAGATCCATACGGGCTTGTAAGGATGATAAGACATTTAGGAGCTATCAATACTTTAACGGCACCATTGATTGAACAATCGTTTAGCGATAGAAAAATAAATTTTGGAAAAAGCGCATTAATGAGATGGTATACAAACAATACAAGTGTTTCAATTGATAGGAACGGGAACAAAAATTATGGAAAGATTGAACCAAAGTTAAGGAAGAACGATGGGTTTATGGCGTTCGTGGTAGCTATGAGCGCAGAGGATCTATTAGACGAAGTAGTGATTATAGTGTAGGAGGTGAAAGAAATGTTCAACTTTTTAAAAAAAGCAAAAGAAGAAAGTATAGAAAATTTTATAATAGATTACATGGCAACAAAAAAGCAATTAACAGATCTTTCGATAGAAATCGCTATAACAAGGATTGCTAATACAATTGCTAAATGCGGATTTCAAGTTGTCACAACAAACGACGATGAAAGAAAAGCAATTGAATATATTTTGAACCTAAGACCGAACAAAAATCAAACGTCAGCGGACTTTTGGAAACAGGCTATTAATCGTGCAATCATTAGAAAAGAAGGATGTTTGATTGTCAAAATGAATAATGATGATATTTTTATTGCTGATTCATGGAACGAAGATGATTCAGTATTAAAAGGAAAAGTATATTCAAATGTAACAATCGTAGTAGGCGATGATGAACTAACTTTGAACAAAAGATTTAAAGCAGATGATGTTGTTTTAATTAAAGATACAAATCATAGGTTGTTAAGGCTGTTGAAAAAAGTTGATGAAGAAATGGACGTTGCCTGGAACGTTGCGGTTAATGGATTCAGAAGTAAAGCGCCTAAAATTAAAGTCAAAATACCAGGGCAGGGAAAGCTGATTGATGAAAACGGAGAAACGCTAACAAGAAACAAATATACAGAATCAATAACAAATAACATGAAAGAAAAAGACATTAAAGCCTTTTTTGTTTCATCAGGAATAGATATCGAAACGTTGGATACAAAAAATCAATTAACATCGCAGGATATAGAAAATTTAAGAAAAGAAGTATTTAAAACAACAGCTATGTGTTTTGGAATACCGCAATCAATTCTTTTCGGAGAAAGTGATAAAACGGGTGATGACAGTAGATTTATGACATACGCGTGTGGACACATTATAAAAACAATTGAAGATGCTTTAAACTTTGCGTGGGTTACAAAAGAAGAATATTTAAAAGGAAAAAGAATTAATGTGAATAAGTTGTGTGTCAAACACATCGATGTTATCGATAACGCAGATAAATTAGATAAATTATATTCTAATGGCTGGAGCCATAATGATATTCTAAAACTATTAAATCAACCACCAGTTGATGAAGAATGGGCAGATAAAAGAAGATTTACGAAAAATTATAGTGGAGATATTGAAGGAGGTGAAGAATAATGGAAGATATGATACAACTGAATAAAACAAATCAAAACGAAGCCGAACTATTAATTTATGGAAATATCAGTTCGTCAAGTTGGGATTCTACAGCTGTTGGAGGATTGAAACTTGCAGGAGCAATCAATGATTTAAACGTTAAAAAATTAAAAGTCAGAATTAATTCAAACGGCGGAGAAGTAAAAGAAGGATTAGCAGTCTATAATCTTTTAACAGATTTAGCAGAAAAAGGCTATGAAGTTGAAACAATTTGCGACGGATTCGCTTGTAGTGCTGCATCGGTTATTTTTATGGCAGGCACAAAAAGAACTATGAATAAGGCGAGCTTACTTTTAATTCATAATGCATGGACATTTGCGATTGGAGATGCGAACGAATTAAGAAAACAAGCAGATGATATTGAAAAAGTAACATTGCCGTCAATCGAAATTTACAAATCTGTATCTAATTTATCAGAAAAAGAGATTGTAAAAATGATGAATGAAGAAACATGGATAACAGCTGATGAAGCGTTAAAGTGGGGGTTTGCAACAGAAGTAAAAGAACGTGAGCAACAACAAAGTATAGATGAAAACTATTTATACAAACAAGTTATGCAAAATAAACGTTTAACGAAAGAAATTGATGAATTAAAAAAGTCTTTAGAAAAGAAACCTCAACAAAAAAACGGCTGGGAAGATTTTTTTAGAATGTAGAGGAGGAGAAAAAAATGAAATTTAATAAAGTTAATAAAGAAACGCAAGAAAAAGCATTAAAAATATTACAAGAAACAAAAGATAAAACACAAGCAATTGTTCAAGTTGTAGAAATGCTAAATCAAGCTCAAAATCAAGATTTAATTAATCAATTAATTGAAGAAAACGAAATCTATTCAAGAAAAGAAAATGAAGAAAAATTAGGGATTAGAACTTTAAATCAAAAAGAAAAAGAATTCTATCAAACATTAAAAAATGCTAAACAATCTTTTGAATTCGGTCAAGATGATATTATTCCAACAGAAATTATTGATAGAACATTAGCAGATATCAAACCTGAAAGCCAAACATTAATGTTATGCAAGTTCGCTCCTGCTGATGTAAAAAAATGGATTACTGCATCAAAAACAGGATCAGCAAAATGGGGAGCTTTAACAGATAGTATTGTAAATGAACTATCAGCAACAATCGAATCAATAGATTATGAAGTTAATAAATTATCTGTTATGTTAATCATTCCAAAAGCAGTTCGCGATTTAGCAATGCCGTTTGTAGATAAATATTTTAGAGCCATTTTAGGAGAAGCAATGCATGACGGTTTAGTAGACGGTTACATCAATGGTGATGGAAAAACAGGACCAATCGGTATCACTAAAACATTTGAAGTGAACACTGACAAAACAAACAAAGATAAAACTGTAAATAAAACATTAACAGGTTTTTCACCAAAACAGCTAGCACCCGTTAAAAAATTATTATCAAACGATGGTAAAAGAGCTGTTCCTGAATTGTATTTAATTGCTAATCCGGAAGATGCATATGAATATGTAGAACCTGCATTATACTTTTTAACACCAAACGGATATATCACAACTTCAAGAACGAAGATCAACGTGATTGAAGAGCCTATGATGAAACAAGGAACAGCAGTAATTACAATTCCTGATGTATATACTTTAGGTTTAACACAAGTGGGTGTGAAAGAATATAAAGAAACAAAAGCAACTGAAGATGCAGATATTTTAATTTGTAAAGCATACGGAAACGGAAGAGCAGATGATGAAAACACATCATATGTATTCGATGTGACTAAATTAAAAGAATATGTGCCACAATTCACACAAGTAGCAGAAACAGCTTAAAAAGGTGATTTAATTGAATAATCAATACATAAAAGAAATCAGGGAGGAATTTAATATACCTCCCTTTGTTACAGATGGAACAATTCTTATTTGGATAAAAGATGCAAAAGGTTATTTAGAAGAGCAAATAAAAGACATAGACTATGAAAATGATAGAAATGCAAGAGTTCTATTAAAATACTATGTTTTCTATGCTTATAACAATAGAATAGCTGATTTTGAAAATGATTTTCAAAGCAGAATAACAGCTTGGAAATTCAACAAAATTTCAGGTGAGGATGAAAACAATGA